GGTGGCAGTGTTTGGGGCTTCATTATGAAAGCCGATGACAAGATGTTCAAAGCTGGTGATATTTTGAAAGCCGCTGGTTGGGCTACCCCTGCCAGAAACAAGCCTAGAGGCAATGTCTTCACTGACTTGTCTTGGGTTCAATGGACTGGTCCTGCTTACTTATGAGCAAGATGAGTTCACTAATCTTCGACCTACAGGAAGAAGTCCAGGCACAAGAGTTGACCTTCTCACAAATTGCTGAGAAGTTCAGCGTGCCTCTAGACTGGGTCGAAGAAGTTGCAGAAGAGTTAGATAGATTCTACGAAGGAGATAATGAATGGTAAATGCATTCAAAGGTATTTTATTTGGCACTGTACTTGGCTTTTTTGCCTTCGTGCTTCTAGATTACGCAGGAACTATTCCTGATGTCCACATGTCGTATGCGACCAATGAATGTGTACAAGTACTCAACTACCCCACAGTTTTCTTTGGGACTACTGAGTACTCATGTGAAACCCTACCATCTAAGTATCACCACGTTTGGGTGAAGTAATAAATACTTAGGTAAAACTAAGGAGGTATTATGGGACTCAAACTAGCAGGAGTTTTGATGTTAGTTATTGCAATGATGTCTGGTGTAGGTTACTGGTATTACAATGACACTCAAGAGCGTATGAGGGTTCTCAATGAGAACAACGCTCAGTTAGAAGTGGCAGTAGCTACTAACGAGGAAACAATAAAGACGATGGCGGCTGACTATGAGTTAGCAATGAAAACCAACGAACAATTGAATACCGAGTTTAGAAATATACGAAGACAGAATTCAGTACTGGCTGATAAACTCAGCGAACATGATTTAGGTGTTCTCGGTGCGGCAAAGCCGGGCCTTGTAGAACGTGTTATAAACAGTGCATCAGATAAAGCGGGACGTTGTTTCGAATTATTGTCTGGTGCCGAATTGACGGAGAAAGAGATAAATGCTAAAAGCGCAAAATCGTTCAATAGCGAATGCCCTTGGCTTTACGATACTTATCTTGCTTCTGGGCGGTTGCAGTCTTCTACAGCCACCAGTAAAACAGATTGAAGTAACGACTAAGCCAATTGAGAAGCCTAAGCTGACTCTTCCACGTGCGGATGAATTACAAAGCCGTGACGTAAAGTGGACTCTTCTCACGCCAGAAAATTTCGATGAAGAAGTCGAAAAACTAAAAGCAGACGGAAGACCGATGGTCTTCTTTGCCATTACAGATCAAGGGTACGAAAACCTTGGACTGAATTTGTCCGATCTACGGGCATTTATAATGCAACAGCAATCGATCATCAATGCTTACGAGGTATATTACCAAGCGGCTGATGATGCATTAGAAGATGCTGTTGAAATTGAATAGTCTCCGTAGTTCAGCTGGATAGAACAACGGTCTTCTAAACCGTAGGTCACAGGTTCGAATCCTGTCGGGGACGCCAATATAATAGAGGAGTGAATATGTTTTTTATGGAAAGTTATATACCAGACGTAGTGGTTCATATGCGTCAAGAGATTGAAGACGCTAATGGACTTGGTGGTTGTGTGATTGAGGGACCTAGTCCTTTCGATTGGGCGACTAAAACAACGTCTGAACTTTTTACAGGTAAGAAAGTTATTATCTTTGGACTACCAGGTGCATTTACACCTACTTGTTCAAACAATCAATTGCCTGGATTTGATTCGATGTTCGAAGACTTCTCTAAATTAGGCGTTGACGAAATTTGGTGTACATCTGTAAACGATGCTTTTGTGATGAACAAGTGGGCTAAAGACTTGGGAATTACTAACGTCAAGATGTTACCAGACGGTAATGGTGAGTTCGCAGACAAACTAGGTTATCTTGTTGATAAGAGTAATCTAGGCTTTGGTAAGCGGAGTTGGCGTTACGCTATGTATGTTGATAACTTGGCGATCAAGCAGGCTTACGAAGAGGACCACTACATGCCATTGTGCCCAGTAGATCCTTACGAAGTTTCAGATCCAACTAACGTTTTCAATAAATTGAAAGAACATTTAAACGGAGAATAGATTATGATTAGTAGTCCAGAAGATCGAAAGAAGTTGTTGAGCGCAGTGAAAGAAATTTCTAATTCAATGACTAGGGCTGATGCGGAACGTGATTTTCAGAAAGATGCCATCACTGCAATTGCAGATAAATTGGATCTTGAAAAGAAATATGTACGTAAGCTTGCAGTGATTTTTCACAAACAAAACTACAACGAAGTTCAACAAGAACGTGAAGAGTTAGAAGTTTTGTATGAGGCAATGACTCAGCAAGAAGGCGAATAGGAGATATCATGTTACGTTTTTTATGGTTCGGTGTAAAGATCGTGGCGTTGTATTATTTGATAATGATCGCTCTCGTAGCGATTTCAACATGGGGAACCTGTATATGAAGAACGGAGATATCGTTACAGTGATGACCATTAGTGGTGAGTTTGTTGGTAAACTAGAGCGTCAAGACGCTAGTAGTATTACCCTTACTGACCCTAAGTTCATCACAGTGACACAAGAAGGTGGTATGGGCTTTACTAATGGTATTGCTATGACAGGGGTACAAGATCCTAAAGAGGTAACTCTTTATAATGTATCGTTTGTTGTAGACACTAATCCAGAAGTGGTAAGCGCATATAGACAAGCAGTGTCGGGACTGATTACTAAGCCCGACCCTAGTTTCAAATTGTAAGAAAGGTATATTATGAACGATCCAAAAACAATCGAAGAGTATGTAGAAATGCTCGACAACGTTTCAGATGAAAGCATCGAAAACTTATTTGAAGAAATGGGTATCGATATCAATCTGAATAGGGAGTGGGATGATGAGTGATTTAGCGAAAAAAGGCATTGTATTTGCCGTAGACTGTTGGCGACTTATAATGAATGTGAAGTATAATCCTTTACGTTTTATTCCAGATCCCGTCATGCAGACTTACTTCATGCTCGTACTCTTTATCATGTGGAGTGCATTCTTTGGCATGGTCGCAATCTATCACATGGGCTTCATGGGATATGATATCGTAACAAGTATCTGGGTACACGTATCTATTCTAATTCCTATTGCTATTACTAATGGTGTCTTTATCGATGCTGAACGTGATGGTGCTAAATGGATTCAAGAATGGAGGAACAAATGAGTGAAGAAGTAGAAGTAGGATTCAGAGTTCATCGTGCCCATAAGATGATGGACTGGATTGAGAATGAGGTTACTGAGTGGGCCCAAGGTATCGTCTTTGAACACTATGGTGTCGAAGAAGTAACTGAACTGTCCCGTGATCAAATAGAAGAGGTTGCCTCTGAAGCAGACAGACTAGATGAAGACTATGGAGATTTTATATCTTTAGGTTTCTTCAATGTTGTTCGCTGGTGGGAATCTGAGAACGAGGACTATGTTCTGTGAAGTGGGTGCTTGTCTTCATCTATTTGTACGAGGGTAACCCCTTTGCAATGAAAGTAGATTCCTTCGATAATATGATGGACTGTTTTGTTATGAGAGAACAACTATCAATAACACAAGAGGGACCTAGACCAGGTACTTTTCCTCTTGGGCAACAAGCCCTCTGTATACAAAGGAACGATGATGAGACTTACGGATAATATTTATGGTCATCCAATCAACTATCCCAATAGTGAAAACATTAGACCACCTGTACAAAAAGTGAGAAAGCGGGTCGTAGAGCCCGCTACTCGCACAGAAGTATCTGCCGACATGATGGCAAAATGGAACGATAGGTTAGATCGTGACCAAGAAGCCCGAGAGCAGAAAGCTATCGCTGAATATAGAGAAGACGGTAGTATTAGTCCAAGCACTGCTAGTGCTGGTAGCAACATTGACTTTGAGGTGTAATGAAGAAATTTGCAAAGTACGGCAGTATCTTAGCGATACTGTTCTTCACAATTAAAGGCTTGATATGGTTATTGATCCTTTACTTTGGAGTACAAGCCGTCGAACTGCTATAGCATCACTCTCTTTATAGAATTCGTACTGTACACTGTCTTTCTGATTCCCGCCTAGTATCTTGTAGTATGGGACTCCATCAAACAGTACAGTCTTTTCGTAAAAGCCTACGTGACCTTGCCAGCCTTCACGTGGAAAGATAACGATATCGCCACGTTTTATGAATAGTGAATCTACCTCTTCGCCCCAGTACAAGAACGATCTAGCCATTAGAGGATAATCTGATACAGATTCAGACCCAGGTATGTTATGCTCTGCTAACACTGCATTGACGAAAGCGGCACACCATTCATTGTATACTGGATCTACTCCCAGATACTCACGTAGATAGTCTCTATCGTTGACTTCGTGTAGACCAATAAGTTCTTCAGCCAAGTCTATCGATCTTGGCAATCTAGCTTCAACAGTTGCGTAGGAGCAACCAGCAAGAGTGAAGAATACAATAAATTTTTTTACCATAACATTAGCTTTCTACTTGACAACCCATACGCATTGCAGTATATTTATAGCTAAATAAGAGTATAATTATTTGTAACTCTTACAAGGAATAACAGATGCCAATCACAACAACATCTAAAGACACACTAAGCGACGGTACAACTTCAGTATCTTTCAGTCAAATGAGAGATTACTATGGAATTACTGGTCCTGTGTCTTTGAGTGGATCGCTGAATAAGTCTACGATTACTGTGCCAGATACTTTACCTGAAGTAGAGGAAGAGATATCTGTTTCTGATTTCAGAACTAAGAATAGAATCTTAGTAAAGATGGGTATCACAGATACGATTACAGAAGGCGATAGTAGTTCCTGGGCACCTAGACAACCAGACGCAGTTCAACTTCACGTCTATACTATTGGCGGTGGGGGTTCTGGTGGTGCTTCAACTGCTGATGGCGGTCGAGAAAAAGGTGGCTCTGGCGGCGGCGCAGGTGGGGTTGCATTCAGACGATATACGCCCGAAGAACTAGTACAAGCTGTAATTACCGTAGGCGATGGTGGTGCGGCTGTATCAACAGCCTCTAATAGTGGAAATTCGAAAACTGGTCGTGACGGTGGTACAACTACGTTTATATCATACGATTCTGATGGCGATATAACATATATGATGTCCGGTGGCGGTGGTCAACGTGGTAGAGGTGGCAGACAAGGAATAGGTTCTCTCTCCGGCAGTACTAGCATGAGTGATATCGGCAGATGGGGATTTGCACATGGTGCTGTTGCTATGGGTGGTCTAGGTGGAGAACAGAATTACATAAGTGGTGGTAGTCCGACTGTATATCCATATGCCGGAAGCGCCTTTACGATAGACGGAGTAACATATCCCGCAGATACGACTAACAGAGATGGTGCGGCTGTTTCTTCAGGAGGTTCAGTCAACTTAGGATTTGGTGTTGCGGGTGGAGTAAATCCAAATGCAGGCACTTCGAATGAGTATTTAGATTTTCAAGGACTAGAAGCAGAGGTTGACTTATTCTCAATAGCACCTCAACCAGTAATACCATTCGAATGGGAAAATCATGTGATTGCAGAAGATCACAGAGGCGTCAACGTCTTATGTACATTCCAAGGCGGCACATCAAAAGCAAACGAATCTCTAGTTGGCAATGGCACCCCTATTGGTGCTGGTGGTGGAGGTAGTGCTAGACTAAATTCTAGCACTTCTTCTGGAACTGGATCAAAAGGTGGCGTCATCGTTACTTATTATGGATTACCTAATGCTACAGTCGTTGATTATGATTTACCAGAATTGCCTACTACTGCACCTGCTAGAGTCCAGTTACCCTTTCCAGCATATCAGGTTTCAGCATTCTCTGGTACCCTGAGCGGAACGTGTACGGCAGAAATTGAAATTACTAGCGGTGGCTTAGTAACATTTGCAGTCAGTTCATCTGCTCAAGGCGGAGGAAGTGAGCCAGATGACTTCACTTGGTTATTGAGTGGAAATGCTATTGACTATGAAGTTAGGTTCTTACACGTTGAGTCTATTAGAGGCGGTGAGATGGAAGAAGATGCGGGCACGGGCTGGCTGAACTTATCGACTACCAGAACTTGGCGGGTCTTTGATGATGGCAATAGTGGAGAACCAAGTTTTACCAGTGGCACATTCTCTATTAGAGATGCCACATCCACGCTAGTACTTGCTAGTACTGAAGTTACACTGAGGGCAATACAGAGCCCATAAACACAAGAAGGAGATATTGTATGGAAGACTTACAAGAAACCAATTCACCCCTAATTATCAGAGCAAGTAGAGGTGAAAGACTCCGAAAATCTATAGCCGCCCGACTGAGACGGCGCAATGTAAAGCTAACTAAAACTGTAAAATCTTTCAAGCGAGAGAAAGAGGCTAAAGAACGAGTACGTGCAAAGCGAAGACTTCTAAGGCAAAAAAGATTTAGAAATAATCAAAAAAGTGCTTGACAACCCTAATATAATATAGTATAGTTACTACATTGACATGCGCCTGTAACTCAGCGGATAGAGTATCGGTCTACGAAACCGAAAGTCAGATGTTCAAATCATCTCAGGCGCACCAACAGTGGTAAAGGAGTAACCATGGAAGATATGATTAGAGAAGCGGCATTACATCATGCCAAAGGCGAATTAGAAAAAGCAAAAGTAAACGTGCAAATCTATCTTTGCAATCCTGCAGGTATTGGCGAACACAGTGATGTGATTGAAGCCATTCAAGTAGAATTGGATAAAATGGCAACAGCGAGTGATCGCATTGATATGCTAAATAAACACTTTCCTGGATAGTATTTTATGAGAAAGAAGCCTGACGATTTTTGGTATGGAGAACACTTTGCATGGTACGTGAAATGGGCAGCCACGGTTGCTATTTTAGTATCAGTTACATTTCGTCAAGCTGGTGTTGACTGGCGTTTACTTGATCTAGGTTTTGGTGCTGTCGGCACCGCACTGTGGTTATGGGTATCGATCATATGGAAAGATCGATCACTTATAGTATTGAATAGTGTTATGTTGATCATGTTAGCCTCAGCACTATTACGAGAAGTGTAATGAGCGAGTGTGGTGGAATTGGTAGACACGCTAGATTTAGGTTCTAGTGTCGCAAGACGTGGAGGTTCAAGTCCTCTCACTCGTACCAAATACTCTGAGCGTAGTCTGTCACGTGTCAGAGGGACTAGGGTAAGGCAGACTAGACTTATATTGGGCGTCGGTATAAGTCGAATGGAATCTTTGCTACCAACATCAATAGAGTGAAGATAGGGCGCCCCGAATTATGAAAGGATAATTTATGTTTACTGCACTAGTACTAATATGTCTGAATGGAGATATAGACGATAAGTGTTTCGTATCGAAGCATCCAGTTATTTTCAAATCAAGAGACTCTTGCATAGAAACGATAGCGATAGGCGTACAGGGTAAAGTATTTCATGGTAAAGATCCAATTACTAATCAAAAATGGTCGCCCACTGCGTGGAAGTGTGTAGATTGGATTGAGGGTAAAAAGGAAGTGTAGGAAAAGGGGCGAAAGCCCCTTTTCTTATTTCTTAGTCCAAGCTTGTGCGCCAAAGAATGCGGCGACAATACCGGCAACAGCGATAAAGTATACCCCTGCCATATCTCCTAGAATGTCACCAGCTTTCTCTAGACCAATTACGCTAGAGCCTACTACTAACACTGGATAAGCCAGCATACCATATAATGAGAACCATGCCATCTTACGTTGTGCATCTCTCATTGCATCCTGATCTTCAAGTTCTTTTCTCTTGAACTCAAGATACATTGCTTCTTCTGCCTTAGACACTTTCCCATCTCCGTTACTATCGGCTGGGTGATAAGTTTTTGCTTCTTCAGACATCTTATTTTTCCTTTTTGATGATAGTCCATGCGCCATATGCGACAGCACACCAAGCGGCGATTGTTGCCAGCGGACTTGCAAGTAGAATGATACCACCCACAACAACCAAAGCAACTCCATCAAGCGTTGTACGCTCACGTAATCTACCTTTTAGCCAGTTCATTTTCCAACTCCTTTATTCTAGTTTCTAAATCATCGAAGCCCGCAAATTCACAGAGGTCTTTAGATGGATGTGCCATCTCCTCTAACTCTTCAATACGGTCTTCTAAGTCATCAATTTTTTTGGTGACATGCGGATACTTTTTTCTCCATGCATCCGTTGGCTGATCAAACCATGTCCACCCATAACGATCTCTCACAAAATCTAATACACTATCAAACTTGGCATAGCACCATAGTCCTGCTCTAGTGTCTTTGAAGTATGCGAGAAAAGCGGCACCAAATACAGATCCTAAGATCGCTGTATAGATCCAAAGGGTGTCGCCTAATAGTCTATCAATCAGTTCCATCGTTACACTCCGTATACTTTACGTAGTGATTCATACCGTGGTCATATGCTCCATCAAATGGAACGCCTTTCTGCCATGCACGAATTCTACCACGCCACTTATCCTTTACTCTCTGCCACCACGACATGTTTCTAATGTTGCCGTAGTAATTGATGTATCTAGATGGACAGTGGTGTACATATCCCATAACAGCAAATGGTACAGAAGGTACAACATCGTTGTTATTGACATGTCTGAAGTGTGGAGTGTAAAAGCTTTTTGTAAACTTTCTAGTTCCTACTCTGGGTGAGCCATAAGTATACAGTGCATCTACCATGCTATCTAATCTACTAGTAGCGATAGTTGCCATTGCACCACCAAGAGAGTGTCCACAAATGAATACTTTCTTACCTTCTGCGTTTGACAGAAGTTCGTTGATGCTATCCCAGATTTTATCTACTTCAGTTTGAAATCCATTATGTACCCAACCAGAGCCGTTGTTGGCTCTATCTGGCAAAGCGTTTAGGTCTGCCTTGATATCAGAAAACTCTGACGGTTCAGTTCCTCTAAATGCTATGATGAACTCTTCTTTGTTCCACATGATGTGGCACTGAGCGCCATCGTTCTCTATGAATTTGTAGTTCTTGTAGCCTAGGGGAGTGTATAGTTTCTTTGCTTCCTTGCCGTCAAGATAAGCATATTGTGCCATCAAAGCCATTCGATGACATTGTGATTCGTAGTTCATATATTACTCCATAATTGGAATCTATCAGATATTTATGAAATAAGTGTCTTGACAAACAAGGTTTTGTCGTGTACAATAGCATAATAATAGGAGAACGGTATGACCACTTGTTGCCCTGATACTAAGGTAGCACGTACAGAAGGCATAACATATGCCGGTGACTTTTGTTTCAGATATGTCTTGACATTCTGTACAAAATGTGGTATGATATATCCAGTAACCTCAAATTTTAGAGACGGCAAAATTATGAACGAGACAAGTCTAAGAGAATTGTTTCTTGAGTACATTGAGAAGCAACGCAAATTCGAATTGAAAAAGTTTCACTTTGGTTCTGATGATCCAGAAGTAGTAGACGCACAGCAAGAAGCCAATTCGTATCGGCGTATTATTCTAGATCGTCTAGAGGAGATTGAGACATGAGTATGCATATGATTCAAGGCGTTAGAGCGCCAGTCAAAAAACGCAAGGCTGTAAAGATCAATATGGCTAAAGCAGAGATCGATTGGCGTAGATATAACAAAGACATGAGGCGCAAGCATATGCACTCTTGTCAGTTCGAAACCCTTGATGATTACGTTGCATATATATCTGGTAAGCTAAAACCAAAGAAGAAGGAATTTGTGCCATATGAACCGACGACAACAGTTTCAAAACAGGATTATCCATCAAACACGAAGACGGGCACAGTTCATGGAATCCCAGCGGGAGGAACAAAAAAAGAATCACCCGTCTACACAGGAGATTACATCGTCGGTATCGCCACAATGCATAAGTCCAATCTCGTTCCGGTCACAAGAAATCAAGACCCAGTAGAGTATGCCACTATGAGGAGAAACTAAGTGTCGTATAGTTTGAAAATTAGTTACGAGCAAGCAGATGAAATTGCTATCGCATCTATGTTGGAACACCTTCAATATCTGAAAGAGGACTTAGAACTCATTGAGTCTAAAGTCAGTCAACCTAGAGACTTACAAGATTATCTTGAGATATATGATACAGCTAAGTCTATGCAAAACGTGCTTGCATACTATGGTAAGCATATCACTTTAGAGGAACCAAAAATTGAAACGTAAACCAGAATATGTTGTTGTAACGTGTGTATCACAATTTCGTAATAGATACGTCATTCCTGTAGATGAGTTACAGAAGATGAATCCAGATATGCCTGTGGATCCCTCTTGGGCATTAGATTCAGTGACTTGTGAAGAAGTGAAAGAGTTCAGTCAACGTCATATCGGCGAACAAATAATTGACGCTCAGGTTTTACGTGAGCCCGAGGTACTACAGTTCTTTGATGCTGATAACGATTATCTAACAGAGTGGGACGAGGAATTCAAACTAGCATGGATAAATCATTGGAAACAGAAGCCCTCGGAAGAGGAAGAGGCGAAGTTCGAAGAGATACGCCTGAAACATACGAGCGCCAAGAGCGATACCACGAATACGTCCTCAGAAGACTGAGGGAGGAGAGAGTAGAGAATGAGCGATTATTTGATGAGAGTGTTCACCGCACTGTCGATCTTATTCAACGTGATACTAGGGGGAAGCTGTAACCAAACGTTTTCTGCCCGAAACTATGAGCGAAAGCGAAGCGGTCAGTTACATCTAGTAGAGTTCATCGATATGATCTTCTATACTGATCCTGAACATTGTTTGGGGTCTTGGGTAAACTGGCAAGTTCGAAAGACTGCTATAGAAACATTTCATAGAGAAAAGCGGGAGAAAGAAAATGGGAACAGAACCATTGAAGAGCGATCAAGGCATTATATCTAAGCTGAGAACTATGGCTCATTGGGTGACTAAAGAGCCTTGGACATCGATGGCAGATCGTTTTGAAGAATTAGTTGAATTTGAAAAGAAGCATAGGAAAAAAAGCGATGGTGAAAATTTGGGGATCTAACAATTGTTTGCAATGCATAGAAAGTAAAAATCTATGTGAGCAATATAAGTTAGACTATGAGTTCATCGATATTGAAGCTAATATGGATGCTAAGATGGACTTCTTTATGAAGTTCCCTGGTATCAATGTTATGCCTCAAATCGAATGGAATGGCAGACACATAAAATCTTATAATGATTTTTGTTCTGAGATTGAAAACACAATAAATGGATATGGAGAAGAAAGAATATGACACGTGAAGATATAATCGCAAAATTGAAAGAAGGCTTTGTTAGCATTGAGTTTGACAAAGTAGACGGTACTCGTAGAGTAATGCTTGCCACTTTACAAGAGGAATCACTACCACCAGTACCACCTGCAAGTGACAATGCAGATGCAGTCAAAACTCGTCCGACACCTACGACATCACTCGCTGTCTTTGATATGGATGCGGCTGATTGGAGATCGTTTCGTTGGGACAGACTACGTTATGTTGACGGAGTAGACTTGCCCAATGGCGTTCAATAAAACTACTGGAGTAAACGAAAATGGCATGGGCGGCACAGAACTTATGGCTGCCCGCATTTTCAAAGATGTAAATCAATCACTCCTAAACCAGTTTCAGATCATACACTCACGTTTTGCAGACGTAGAGTTAGATCCCACTAAAAAGAAAATACTTGTTGTACACGATCTGCCACAAGACAGTATGTATGACAAGCTAGCCAATGGTGGGTGGGAACAGTTTGATAAGATTGTATTCGTAAGCTACTGGCAACAACAAATGTTCAATGCCTATCGTGGAGTACCTTACTCTGCTGGCACTGTCATTCGTAATGCTATTGAGCCTATTGAGGTACATGAGAAGCCTACAGATAAGATACGTCTAATATACTTCTCTACGCCTCATCGTGGTCTAGACCTTTTGTTTGCGGCATATAAGCAGTTGTCAAAAGAGTTCGAGAATGAGTTAGAACTAAACGTCTACTCATCTTTTGGTCTCTATGGCTGGGAAGCTAATGACAAACCATACGCTGATCTATTCAAACAGTTACGTGATCACAGACACATCAACTACCACAAGTCAGTATCTAATGATAAGATACGTGAAGCGTTGAAGCAAAATCACATACTGGCTTATCCTTCTACATGGCAAGAGACATCTTGTCTCACACTGATCGAAGCAATGAGTGCAGGTCTATACTGTCTACACTCATCACTGGGTGCATTACCAGAGACTTCGTTTGGTATGACTGCTATGTACGACTACAACGAAGATCCACAGCAACACGCCAATCAGTTCTACAGTGAACTTAGAACTTCCATCTTGCTATATAAAAATAAGAACCAGAGAAAAGCTATCACAAAACGGTTAGCCAATGATAAGGTCATATGTGACTTTCATCATAATTGGACAACCAGAAAGCTAGAATGGAACAATTTATTGAAAAGATTATTGAATTAGGGGTTGACAATGGTTTTGAACCATGCTATAGTGACTTGTAATTCAAAATAGGAGGAGCACATGGCTTCACAAAAACAAAAAATTCGTGAGCAGATCGCTAAAGATCGTGGACCCTTACCAAAGGCCAAGCGAAAGCGCAAGCCCATGACTGAAGAACAGAAAGCGGCTGCCGTTGAAAGACTGGCTGCGGCACGTGCTAAACGTGCGGCTAAATCAGGCCCACCTAAGAATATCCATCCAGATGTTCTTGCGTTGCCAGAAGATGACACGCTATCTGTGAAGAATGTCCGTAGCTGGATCAAAACGCAAAAAGACTTGTTGTCGGCTGCCCGTCAAGAAGTACGTGCTAACGTGAAGGGTGCTGTAGCAAAAGCATTACGACACGAAGGGTACATTCGTAATCTTGAGCGTTACATTCGTGACGGTGTTTACTTAGACATGTTCTATGGTGAGCATCAACAGAACCGAATCAAGAAAGTGTGTCACGTTATGGCATACCATCCTGATGGTACACCTAAGCGTTCATACGGCGTGTGGTATCCTGACCTCGGTGCGACTTACTTAGGCCCAGGAAGGATAGAGCGTGACGGCGTAATCGAAGAAGTAGATTATGTCTGATAATGTTATCGACTTTCGTGCCCGTAGGGAACAGCGTTTAGCAGAAGCTATAGAAGTGAGAAAGCGTAAGATCGAAGAACTGGTCGAGCGTGAAGACTTTATAGCAGACTTCGCTATGGGCGCAACAATCGATATAGTCGAAGCCTCATATGAATGTGGCTTTGACGTTACACAAGACCCTATTGCTATTCGAGATATCATGATGTTGATGGAATCAGTATCATCATTATTGAATAGGACAAAAGGAGAACGTACTGCATTTCACGATGTCACAGATGGTGTATTTACCTGGGATGAACGTAAGTGCGAAGAAGTACTCCAAGATTTCTTACAAGATACAGAAATTTTTACTTGACAACCGACCTATTCTATGTTACTATATAAAATCATAGATATGGAGAAATTATTATGATCTTAGTAGACCTAAACCAGGTTATGATCAGCAACATGATGGCGCAGATCGGTAACCATAAAAACGCAATGATTGATGAGAATATGCTACGGCACATGATCCTCAATACACTGAGAGCCAACCGCAAGAAATTTCATGCTGAGTTTGGCGAACTAGTCATCTGTGCAGATGACAAAAACTATTGGCGAAGAAAATCTTACCCTTACTATAAGGCTAATCGTAAGAAACATCGTCAAGAATCAGAGTTAGATTGGAATGCAATCTTCACGTCTCTCAATAAAATTAGAGACGAACTCAAAGTATACTTCCCGTACAGAGTGCTACAAATTGAAACTGCTGAAGCAGATGATATCATTGGTACTATCGTACACAGAGAGGGTGTCGATCTAAACATTCCTAGTGCAGAACCTATTCTTGTACTATCGGGTGATAAAGATTACATTCAACTTCACAAGTACGCTAACGTAAAGCAGTATGATCCAACACGTAAGCGTTGGGTAACACACTCATCACCAGAAAAGTATCTCTATGAGCATATCATCAAGGGTGATGCAGGTGATGGAGTACCAAATATCTTGTCACCAGACAATTGCTTTGTAATCGGTGAGCGACAGCGACCAATTACGCAAAAGCGACTAGAAGAATGGCAAGACATAAATAACATGAAAGATGAAGTGAAGCGTAACTACCTGCGTAACAAGTCCCTCATCGATCTTGGACAAATACCTGATTACATCAGAAATCAAGTCCTTGATGAGTGGACAAGTGAGAATGAGAAAGACCGTTCGCAGTTGTTGAATTATTTCATTCACAACAAACTAAAAAACCTTATGGAAGTAATCTCGGAGTTCTAATTATGAGTACAATATCCTTGGCTGAAATCGTAAACACAGCCTGTGAAATGAAAACAAAGGAAGAGAAAGTTGCTTGGTTACAAAAGCACAACTCTAAACCTTTACGCAACATAATGAAAATTATGTATGATAAAAGCTTGAAGCTAAACATACCTAATTCAGAGCCACCATACGTGGCGTCTGAAATGCCTGAGTCTCATGGTCTGTTGTATCGTGAATCTCGTAAGCTACAGTACTTCGTAGAAGGCTTTGGTGGTGACCACATCAAGCCCGTTCGTAGAGAACAACTGTTTATTCAGATGCTTGAGTCTGTAGATAAACAAGACTCTCAATTGCTGTTGAAAATGCTAAAACAGAAACCACTCAAAGGTCTGACTGCTAAAGTATTGCAGGAAGCATTAGGTGATTTCATTCCCGTAAAGAGTTCATGAGAAGAGAAGATACAAATGTCCAAGCGCAAGAAATTCCGGAATTGGTACGAGGACGAGGATGTTGAGGATCGCAGAGATGAGGAGAAGTTTCGAAAGAAAGACTCCAAGCGATATGATGCAAAGAAGTCTGCCATTCAACGGGCTAGAAAGCAAAAGGCAAAACAAAAAAATTCACTTTTATCGTAAAATACCTCTTGACAATTTGGATCAGTAGTGTTATACTAACTGTGAAATAAAGAAAGAGGTATAATATGAAAATAAGTGAAAAGTTGATATTGACAGATTGTGATGGTGTTATTCTTGATTGGGAATACGCTTTCACTCAATGGATGATTAGGCACGGTTACAAGTGCAACGGTTGTGAAGACAGCTACGATATTCACACTAGGTTCAATATCAACAAAGCAGAGTCTAAGAGGCTCGTAAGAATGTTCAATGAGAGTGCCGCTATTAGAAAGCTACCACCTCTCAGAGATGCTATGAAGTACATAAAGAAACTTCACGAAGAACATGGTATTATCTTTCACGCTATTACTAGCTTGAGTAAAGATCAGTATGCATGTCATCTCAGAACTAAAAACTTGATCGAACTATTCGGACCAACTGCATTTGAGAAGTATGTCTATCTAGACACTGGTGCAGATAAAGATGAAGAGTTGGCTAAGTACAAAGATACTGGCTGCCTCTGGGTTGAAGATAAGCCTGAGAACGCCGTATGTGGCGCCAACTTTGGTCTTCAATCTGTTTTGATTGAACATGATCATAACAAAGATTTTTATCACGAAGATGTGCAAAAAGTATCTTCATGGAAGGAAATCTATGAAATGATGATATAAATACCAAAGTGATGGTAAGTATTGAAGCAGTCCATCTAGGGCTGCTTTTTTTATAGGAGAATGAAAAGTGCCAATATACAGTTTTGAAGACACCGAAAGCGGTGAACAATTTGATATGATGATGAAGATAGCCGATAAAGAAACTTGGCTAAAAAAGAACCCCCACATGAAACAAATTATAACTAAAGCACCCGCCTTTAGTTACGATTCTGTGGGACTAGGTGCCCGTAAGACCGACGATAACTTCAACTCGCTACTAAAGCATATCAAGAAGGGAAATTCCAAGGGTACTACGGAGTCAACAATAAAAACCCGATAATAACAATAAGGACATTAGATGCCTGCAACCAATCAACGTATCAGCAAAAAGCAACGTAGAGTACTTAGACAACAGGGAATTTTAGACGAAACAAATCAACTAACATCAAACTTTCATATCAGTCCAAACATAAGGCCAATGACTGAGAATCAGCGAATAGCATTCGATTCATGGCAAGACGGATATAATCTAATGATGCATGGAATAGCAGGTACAGGTAAAACCTTTTTAGGGTTGTACTTTGCACTCAAAGATATTAGTAAACAATCTAACAATAGGGACAAAGTCTTCATCGTAAGATCGACAGTCCCATCCCGTAACCAGGGTTTCTTACCTGGTAGTCAGAAACAAAAGGAAGCTGTGTACGAAGAGCCTTATTATGATATTGCAAGTAAGATATTTGCTAGGGGAGATGCCTATCAGATACTAAAACAGAAGTCGATGGTCCAGTTTGCTTCTACCTCTTATCTTAGAGGATGCACTTTTGAGAATTGCACTATACTCGTAGATGAAGTGCAGAACATGAGTGACGGTGAATTACATACTATAATGACACGTGTAGGTGAGAACTCTAGAATCATCTTCTGTGGAGACATCAAGCAAGATGATCTTACCTCAGAGAGATTGAAAGAAGAGTCTGGCTTACGTGACTTTATGAGAGTAATTAGCCGAATGGACGAGTTTGATTTTATTGAGTTTGAAATTGATGATATTGTCAGAAGCCGCTTAGTGAAGTCATATATAATACAGCGTGATAAATTAGGACTATAAATATGAGTACAGGTACATATATTGGTACTGCGAAAGTAGTAGAGGACGATGACGGCGAATTGCTGTTAGAGTTCGATGTTGAAACACTCAATCAAATGGGTTGGGATGAAGAGACAATGCTTGAGTGGATCATTGACGAAGAAGAAATAACGCTAAGAGAGGCAAAAAATGGCAGAGACAAGACTGAGAGTATTTCAAAGGGCTAACGGTGAGCGTTTCGTAAAGCAGTTGACACAAGCAGAGTGTGACGCTTTCGTTGCGGATAACCCTGATCTTACACTGGTACGATAATGCCAGGTAAAGGAATCACTAGAGCAGGAGACACGCATATTGGACATGCGTCCCCAACTCCTAACCCGTTTCACAAAACTGCTTATGTCCCCACTACTAGTAAAGTAATGGCGGATGGAATATTTGTGATTCGCTTAGGAGATTCAACTGCTTGTGGTGACCCTGTTGTAGGAGCATCTGCTAAAGTATATGCTCAAGGTCAACCAGTTCATAGAATTGGTGATGCTACTGGTGGTCATGGATCATGGGTGCCTAATGCATCTGCCAGTGGCTCTGTAAAAGTCTTTGCGTCATAAGGTGACTATATGCCAACAAGTAGATATTCACAAGTCGTGGAGTTGCTAAAAGCAGACGTTCCAACGAGATCACTGTCTAATACTTCTAAGTTGGCTTTGGTCGCTGAACTGAAAGCAGAACTAGATCAGGCTATTGCCGATGAAGAAGTAAATGCAAAGCCAGACTATGCTAATCTACTGCCATTGGCGGCAGGTGAGCCAGACGCTACTGTAAAAGAAAAGTTGACTGCTGAAGCATATAGATTTACTGCTCCACTCTCTCAAGCTGAAGAAGATTTATTCAACTTCGTACCTAGAGGTTATATTGAGAACAACCCTGGATTCGACTCCTCAAATAACTGGGTAAGTTATCTCGGTTCGTATCCAAACCCTAATACCGGAGAGTATTCCTAATGACGGCTAATGCGGCGGCAAATAACGTACTAGTAGAAGACCTAATCGTACAACGATCATCGAAGGGCACCGCACTTACGTTTGATGAGATGGACTTCAACGTCCGTACTATTGCTAGATACCTTGATCTAGTGAGTGGCGCTACTATTGGTAACCTACAAATTCTTTTAGACGATCTCGTTGCAGACGTAGAATTATCCTCGAACAACTTTGCAGAGTTTACTGATGCTGTTGCGGCACAACAAGCGGCGGTGAACACACAGATTCAGGCAGTAAATGTTCTCATCGCAAATACCATTGCTGAGTTACAAGCTACCGAAGCCTCTATTCTCGCACAGGTAAATACAGAAGTTGTAGAACTAAGATCGTTTGTGAACACAGAAGTTACAGACGCAAGAGGCGATCTACAGGTAGCAATCAATAATGCTATTCAGACACTATCGTCTGGTGTTGATACTACTATTACTACATCGATTGCGGCTGCCACTAATACGATCAATCAAAGTATTCAGAGTTCAAGAGATTATGCAAACAGTCTAGTACAAGGATCCATAGCAACGCTAAACACTGCTATTGCCGATTCTGCTAATACGTTACAGCAAGCAATCCTAGTGGCAAAGGCAAATGTTGTCTCTCAGACTGCGGCTAGCTATGTCACACAAACTGAACTAGAGAGTACAGTAACATCTATCAACTCCGCTAGATCACTAGACCTTTCACAAGTAGAAAGCCGTGTTACGAATAACATCACATCTTCTATCACCACGCTAGAAGAGACTTTCGCAAATACTACTACTGGTCTTTCACAAAGCATTACTAGTCTGGATACTTCATTGCGTGATGATGTAAACACTCAGATTCAGGCTGTTATCTCTACTACTGATACTGCTATACGTAATGTGAATACTGCATTGACACAGCGAGTGTCGAACCTCTCTACAAGCGTAAACAATACGATCAACTCACGTATCGGTGAAATTCTCGTTACTGTTGCGAGTTCAAACACAACTCTCGCATCATCGATCACTGCTATCGAAGCAAACTTGGCAGAAAACTATGCCACAATTACCGATCTAACGTCTGCACAAACAGGCTTACAGACTGCAATTTCAAATGCGGTTACGCAGTTAGAAGCACAAGTAAACACAACTAACCAATCACTGTCTTCTTCTGTAACCACATTGACTGATGCCATCGCTAACGCAGAGTCCACTTCTGCACAAGCAGTAACAGATTTGCAGGCATCAATCAGCAATACTATTAGCGCAGAGGTCACAACACTAGAGACCGCAATCGCAACTCAGAACACCGCACTGTCTCAACAGATCAATTCATTGAGTTCTACAGTAAGTAACAATATTACCGCATCGATCAACACACTAGAGACTGCACTAGCGACTACGAACACTGCCCTTGTGGGTCGTATTAGTACACTTGAGTCATCTGTATCGAATACCATTACTGCTCAGATTACGAACTTAGCAAATACTGTTGCAACTCAAAACACCGCATTGACAACTCAGATTAGTCAGCTAAATGCGACACTGAGCAACAATATTTCAAGTTCTGTTTCTACGCTTGAGAGTGCTATCAGTAGCACCAATACTGCACTATCACAACGAATAACAAATCTTGATGCAACACTAAGCAATACTATATCGGCTAGTGTGACTACGTTATCAAATGCTATCGCAAATGAATCTAGTTCTAGGGCATCAGCATTATCTACAATATCTTCTAGCGTGGCAAACAATGCGGCAGATATCAGTACACTTGAGACCACAATATCAACTACCAACACTGCACTAAGTCAACGCATTAGTGCGGTTGATACTGCATTAGGTAACACCATCTCAAGTGAGATTAGTAATCTACAGACCAGCTTGTCTAATGCTCAAACGGCACTTGCAAATTCTATTACAAATCTGAATACGCAACTATCGAATACTATTTCCACAGAAGTGTCTACGCTTGAGTCTGCTATCTCTACAGTAAACACCGCTATAGGAACTAGAGCAAGTGACATTCTAGCTACTGTAGCCAATACGTATGCGACTATCACAGACTTGCAGACCGCAGAGTCAACAGCAAACACTGCTTTAGTCACACAGATCAATAATCTAGAAACGTCTCTATCAAATACCATTAGTGGACAGATTACGAGTGTACAGAACTTGGTTGCTAACTTAGAGAGTTCTGTCGCCACAGACTTCAGTACTTTATCGTCAAATATTGCGAATACATATGCAACTCAGACCTCTTTGACTACAGCGATCAGTAATGAACAACAGGCAAGAACTACTGCCACTACTTTACTCACAACTCAGTTAGGTAGTAATGTTCGTGGTCTAAACTTGAATGCACACTTTGATTTTGGATACGATCACTATTCAGAGAATCCTAGTAGTTTCGATGCTCCATCTGAAACCAGTAAATTCAAACTTGAGTCAGATGATTCAACGCCTGATGTTGTCACTGGTGGCGAAGCACTTAGAGTTGTAGGTCCTGCACAGCTTTTCTATAGATATCATCTACCAGTAGACACAACTAGAACGTATAAAGTTCGTATCAGAGTGAAATCAATAGGTACCACTAACGCTAGAATGTACGCTGGTGTTGCGACTTTCGATAGATCAGGAGGACTACAGACATCTTCACCTGGCACACATAGATATGGAGCCGCAAACAATATATATCTTCCTTCTGATAACACATGGCGTGTTTATGAAGGACTGTTTACTGGAACAGGTTCCAGCACACACAATCAATTTAGAAGTGGTACCGCATACGCTGTGCCTATGATGATTCTAAACTTTCAAGGTAATGACTCTTACGTTACTCTGGTAGATGAGTTGACTCTTGAGGACGTGACAGAAGCAGAAGACAACAAAGCAACTATTCTTACTGTTCAAGATGCAGTTTCTAACCTAGAGTCTTCTACAGCATCTTCTTTGACAACACTACAGACAAGTTTTGCAAACACGTATGCTACAAAGACGGAATTAGCAACAGTTGCTTCTAACGCAAACTCCGCTTCAGTGAGCGTTCTGTCTACAATGAGAACAGAAGTTGCAACGATGAATACTTCAGTTCGCTCTGCCGCTGCCACTGCCGCCGATAACGCACAGACTGCCGCTACAGCCGCTGGTGCGGCAGCCGCAGCCGCAGCCGCTGGCGCTGTAAACACTGCATTACGAGGAGTTATTTCTAGCGAGATATCCACATTATCTACACTGATATCTAATGTCAACACGTCACTTGCTTCAGACTTCTCTAGTCTGAGTACTTCTTTCGACGGCATGAACACATCAGTAACTACTCTATCAAGTTCTGTAGACGGTATCAAAGGTAGCTATGGTATTTCTGTAGACAATAACGGATTCATTTCAGGCTTCTCATTAGTATCAACACTTGCAGAAGACTCATCAAACGCTACTTCAGAATTCACAGTTGCGGCTGATAAATTCAACATTATCAATCCAAATGATACCACCGATCAGATAGCTCCATTTGCTGTTATCACTAGTGGGACAGATGCTGGTGTTTACGTGAACGGTGCTGTTATCAAACCAGGGTCTATCACAGCCGCATCGATCAATGCGATCAATCTATCTAGTTTATATGCAGACTTAGGAACGATTACAGCAGGTACTTTGTCAAACGCTTCAGGTACATTTTTCATCGATCTAAATAATGGTACAATAACAATTTCAGTATGAGGTAAAAATTATGGCTATAGAATTCGAATTAGGACAAAAATGGTCCGTGGTATATGGTGAGTGGGAACAAGATGACGTGAACGGCGACTTTGAAGTTGTTGAGAAATCAGGTATCGAAGATACTATTCACTTGAGTTCTGGCATACTATGTACTAAGAAGTGGTCAGGTAAAGCATGGCAATTTAGAAAAGTAGACTGTGTTAGTCTTGCCGCAGAATATATTGATGAGGGTCTCGGTACTAATTACTGGGAATACTATATGAACGAAGTGAAGGGTGAGTTCTATCGAAATCACTTACACAGTGGTATTGCAGGATACTTTGATGAGCATATGCCTGACTTTCAAATTGTCGAAGATAATAATGATATTAGAAAATATGATGTCCTTGTATATCAGCTATGGGATATTGATGATCTACAAAGCCCACACATAGGAGTCTATATCGGAGATGAGAAGTTGCTTACAATCGATCCTGGGAAGATGTCTTCTGAAGACCCGTTAGACAGAAACAAAGTAATCAGAATATATAGGTGCATTCATGCCTAATCACACATTTTTTACATCAGCCGAATCTGGTAAAATGCTTATCAAGAATTATGATAGCAGTGACACGCAGACATCTCTGAAAAACTTAGCAAATAGTCCATCGACTACGAACCAAGACTTGATCTTCCACAGCGACTTCAACTTCTTGACAATCGTTGGCACAGTAACGCAGGCTACAGTAACATTACCAGCTTACACTAGAAACGTGCATAGTTGGAGTAGTGGCGGTAAATGCTTTATCTCAACTGCGGCATGTGAGATCATGGGACTAGACGATTACGGTCCAGCTTTGCAAACTCTAAGAGATTATCGTGATGGTTGGATGTCTGAAACAGAAGAAGGTAAAAAGCTTGTAGAAGAGTATTATGAAATGGCACCTGGTGTTGTAGATGCCATGAACAGTTTAGAGAATCCTATAGAAGCATATAGCGAACTTTATCATAAATATATTATGAAAGCAGTAACCGAAATAGAGAATGATCAGAATGAAGAAGCACTCCATACATACAGATCAATGTGTGATGTGGCTAAAGGTTATCTAGGAGAATGATTTGCCATCAGCATCTATACCAACACTACAGACAAATACAGTTCTAATAGGAACTAGTCCGATATCAAATCCTACATCTCTACTATTGAAAATTGGTGGAGTGATTTATGGTGACGCTTACGATTTGGTAAACACTAATTACACTCGTAGAATATTTCCAACATATAACGCCACAAATAACAATATCTACATAACATCCATTGATATTGCTCACGGCACAAATATGCCCACCACATCACTATCGAATGTTGAAGTCTTAGTTATAGGAGTTCAGTAGTGTCTGGAATAAAGAACTATAAAGGCGTATCTCTGATGAACATGGCCAGAGGTAGTATAGACTCTGACTTTGGTTACTCAGGCGATAAACTGAATACCTCTAGATTGATTATACCAGGAACTAGCAGAAGAGTGGGTAGAATTTCAGCCAACGATTCTAGCTTGCCCTCATTTACTGACGCTTTGCGCTTTCTTGAAATAAGAAATGGCATAATTACTTCATCAAACGCATACAGCACCACGTTCAATAGAGCGATGGATTCTATAGAGTATGTGGCGCAGTTGATGGAAGATTTCAAAACTGCAAACCCAACTACTACTGCACAAGTACAGTCTTACGGAATGGCTACGGCTTTGAATTGTTATCTTATCGCAGATGTTATCGAAGATCAGATTGGTGGTAGCACTGACGGCTTTCTGAACGATCTGTATCAGATAATGAACGGAGTTCTTTTTCCTGGTAACTGGAAATTCTGGCAGATGCCTGGGTACTATTCGCCTAGTACTTCTTTAGCGCAGAAGTGGAGATCATTCGTTACGCTAGATGGTGGCGTAGCTACTAGTGCCCAATGGTCAGAGTACGAAGTTAGAAAAAGATACGCACACGCAAATAATCTATTCAAGCCAATGATACTTCAGAATATGATAATGCGTCCTAGCGGCATATACACGTTTGAACTTCAAGCTATAAGTCCAAATAGCAACACTGAGTATCAAGAATACGAGTACACTCAAACAGGATTCACTACATCTAAACTGTATCTAAAGAAAGATCCCGCAGGTCAGTTTCAAACAGGTGGTCTAAAAAGATGTCCTGTGTTCAACGGATCAAGTGGTACTGGCTATATACCAGACAATGCACAATTGGGTCACGGAGAAATTGCGCCTGTATATTATCCAGAAGACCCACCAGTGACATACTCTCGTAGATTTAGATGCGACTTGAATAGTACTAGTACATATTGGTTCAGCGGGCTTGTTCACCAAGACGTGAAAATACCTAGTACTGGATATATTGCGCCACCTATCAATTTATTCGACAATATGTATTGGGCGCCTGCACCAACATTCAAATATAAAGCGTATGATGAAGCTGGAAATGTACAGACACTAAGCGTTTCTAATAGCACTCAGTACTCCTCAAATGGTGGACAAGAAAAATTCACTATCATGCAAAGACAATCCGGTCATCAACTTTCAAATACAGACTCAGCCCAGGCGTTGTCATTTAGACCTAAGATGGATTACTTTGCTACTACAGTGAATGGTCAAAAAGTTTTGAAGAAAGGTCGAGTATATTTTGGCGTGCCTGGAAATATATTATATCACACTACTCTGTATGCATCTATGATCATGGGTGGCTCCCTAAACTACAACAATCTACACGATAGACTTACAGATGGCGGTACTGGTCAAATGTCAGGATTTGGAGTTGGATTATCTGATTCTGATGTTATAGAGTGGAGAGTAGATTTTGGTTTAATGCGGTCTGGCTACAATGAGTGGGATCTTCCTAGCAATTGGTCAGACAGATTTGATATTACTAACTCGGGTGTGACTTCTGGTTTCGGTGCTCCCGAGGACTTCAACACCGTTTACGGACAAATTGACCCACTAGTTTTTGACTTTGCGGTGACACCATGACACTAAAAGTAACATCAAGTAATATAGAAATTCTGAACTCCTCTGGAGTAACTAAGTTTAGTGCCGATGAGCCTCTACTCTATGTTGCTGGATATGAATACGGAACTATAGATATGGGAACAGGCACAAACAGTGCCGGCTCAACAGTTTTTGTACAACAGCACTACATACAATTGGCATCGGCAATCGAAGACAATGAAGTGCCCGTTCTGTATATCACCATCACAGGATCATCTGATTTTGGAGATCCAGCCTCTGCGCTGAATAACGTAAGACAGCCTGCGAATGCTGTAGTGCCTATTTACATTAGGGGATATCCTAGCGGTAACACACCAGCCTCAGATCAAACAACACTATCTATCGCTCCTCATGGTAAATTCGGATACTTAGTGAGACTCCATTATTATGGAACAAATCTAGGCTATGCTAACCCATTGTATGCATCCTCTCAGGGTATGACTGCACCAACACTCTCATTTGATTGGGAATTATATAAATATCGTTATCTAGACGTATAGGAGATTATTATGAATATAGACAATTATGAAATCAGTATCCTACGATTTGCCGCAAACAACGTAGAACGAACATCACTAGCACAAGTCGCATTGACTGAGGAAGTGGCAGAAGGCATCATTCGTCAGGTAGGTATATATGACTTAGCCCTTGCTAGAGCGTTTACTTCTGTTGGCGATCCACAACTACTTCTTGCTATTCGTGAGAAGCTGGAATCAATTCCCGAATAAAAGCTTGACATTTACGGACCAATGTGTTATTCTATAGCATAGAATAAATTAGGATTATTATGTTCACACACGTAGAGTTAGATAAAAGCAATGTCCCAGAGTTAGAGTGCGAAACTCTTCCTACTGGTCGGACATATCAAACACCAGAGGGCAACAAGTACCCATCGATCACTACAGTTCTGAGTCTCAGAGGCAAAGAAGGTATTCTCGCTTGGAGAAAAAGAGTGGGAGAAGAAGTTGCTAATAAGATCAGTCGGCAAGCCGCTACACGTGGTACTGCGGTACACACACTGGCAGAAGACTATTTGAACAATAAAGAAGACTGGGCTAAGAAAGCTATGCCAGCAAATATCTTCTCGTTCAATCAGATCAAGCCCATCTTAGATGAGCGAGTCAACAATATCTGGGCACAAGAAGTTCCATTATATTCTGACAAGTTCAAGATAGCTGGTCGAGTAGACTGTATTGCCGAGTTCGATAATGAACTGACAATCATCGATTTCAAGACATCACGTAAGCCAAAGAAAGAGGAGTGGATTCAAGGCTACTTCACTCAAGCGGCTTTCTATGCGGCGGCCTTCTATGAGAGAACTGGTGTTCCTATCAAGAAGTTTGCTATTATCATTGCAGTAGATGATAATGAACCACAAGTCTTTACGGGTAACACCTTTGACTATCTCAAAGAGTTACTGGAAATAAGAATCGAGTACGCAGAGGTAAAAGGTATATGACGTTTATAGAAACTTTAGTCGGTATTGTATTAGTCGCTGTAGGTGCGAAAATTCTGTGGGTATCCACACTCATCAACGATGAACGTAAGAAAGCATACAGAGCAGGCACCCACGATTATTACGGCAACAAAATCGAGGAAGACGAATAGTGGCAACAAAGAACGACATCACTGGCGATTCCATCAAGTCTAAAGGACTGTCTCAGCAAGGCCGAGATAACTGGGATAGGATCTTTGGTGAGAAGAATCAGAGACATAAACAGCAAGACATGACTGAACTCAATGGCGATGGAAATCGTGATAGAGGTCGTTATGGTGAAGACCTAGAGAGCGAAAAAAAGTAAAAAAAGTTCAAAAAAAGGGTTGACATCTCTGTATTTCCATATATAATGTACTAGTAATTGAGAGGAAATATGACTATGAATGTTTATGAAGCCCTAAAGTTTGCGACTAAAGCGCACGAAGGGCAAGTTCGGAAATATACTGGTGAAGAATACATCACTCACCCTGTTGCTGTTGCAGATATGGTCGAACATTACTTAGATAGCAAAGAGTGCTATACAGAAGAGCAGATTCAAACTGCTATGCAAATTGCTATACTCCACGACACTGTAGAAGACTGTGACGTTACCATCGAAGAGATCGAAGAACTCTTTGGTGCTGATGTTGCTCAAGGTGTCTGGTTTCTTACCAAGACTCCCGCTTTCGTGGGAAATCGGGCTCAACGGAAAGCACTGTGCGAAGCACGGTTAGCCCAAGCGCCTGAAATCATCAAGATCATCAAAACGTGTGACATGCATCACAACAGCAAGAGCATCGAAGAGTACGATGCCAACTTCTGGGAACTGTTCAAGACAGAGACCAAAGCCTTGTTGACTGCAATGGACACTACAGGTGTCTTATTAGAATTGATAACTTTGGAGGAAGAATGATGACGTATAATCGTGCAATAACTGTTTTGACCCGTAGAGCAACCGAGTTCTACGGCAAAACTTTTGAGTGGCTTGTTGATGCTATGGATAAGGGCTTTGATGAGAACCTGACTGTAACTGAAGCTTATAAAGTGTATAAAATGGAGACAAACTATGTGGGTAGCTAAACCGAATCTGAACAATAATAACGGCATCAAAGAATTCGAAGATGTCAAGAAAGCAGTAGCGTACTTAGAAGAGTACACTGGTATTGAGATGGCTTATGACCGTTGTCGTAAGACTAAGAAGATCACCTATGATTGGCAACTTCTAGATAAGCTGTGGGAAAAAAGTTGAAAATAATTTCACTTTTTTTGAAAAAAGTGGTTGACAATGTGGTCCAACCTGCTATTATATATCTGTAATCAAAAGAAACGGAGAAAAAATTATGGCTTACGTATCACAAGAAATGAAGAAAGAACTCGCTCCTGCTATCAAAGCAGTTCTGAAAGAGTTCGGCATGAAGGGCAGTATTTCTGTTCGCAACCACTCAACTCTTTGTGTGAATATCAAAGCTGGTGAGATTGACTTCTCTGAGAACTACAC